GATCAACGCGTTTTACAATTGGGCGGTTTTCAATTCGATACCCGCCGATGCTCAGGCCTTATGGCACTTGCTGATGCAAATGAATAACAGGTGCGCCATCAAGATCGGAGACGAATGGTTCTGGAAGGTCGAGTTCACAGTTCCCAATTCGACGCTGACATCAATACTGGCATTCTCCCGACAGCAATTGGACCGTATGAGAAACGTCTTAATTCAGGCGGGTCGAATCGTGTATAAGAAAGGCAAAGGTAATCAATCAGGGAAATATCGCCTTATACCCTTTGACGCTAATTATGTTACACAAACAGTTACACAACCTGTGACGCAATATGATACACAAACGGTTACACAAGTGTGGTCACAAACCGGGCGCGTGTGTAACATTATTGGCACATTAATAAACAGTAATATTAATAATAAAAATAATATTTCTTTTTCTGGTGGTGATGGTGACGCGCGTGCGAGCGGAGAAAGCGCTCTTGGTGGAAAACCTGTGGAAAACGCGAAGAGCGGATATCTTGAAAATTTGGACAGCTATCTCGGGGTTACGCTTGAACTGAAATACGAATTGGCGGCTTATGTCAGCGGTTTGTTTATCAAGTATTTCGGCCGGGCGGCAGCTGAGGCTGATATCGAGGCGGGGTTCGAATATCTCAAGAGCGAACCAAAGCAGGCTGACAGCCAGGGTAAGTATACGCTCAACCTACCGGAGAATAAGAAAAAACTTTTGGAGCTCGCCTTTGCGGCTGCGCAAACGGCCGGCTGCCCGAACTGGAATTATGTCAGCGGGGTTTATAAGAATTTTCAGAGTCGCGGAATTAAGACCAAGGACGATTATCTAGACTATGAAGAGAGGCGCAATGCTTGATGAATAGAACTCAGACAAGCCTTTTCGAGGAAATCACGGTCGTAAACTTCGCCGGTGGCGGGGGTGCCGACACCGGCATATCTATCGCAACAGGATCACCGGTGACGATTGCCATCAACCACGACCCTGATGCGATTAGAATGCATCGGACAAATCACCCTTATACACAGCACCTGCAGGAAGATGTGTTTGAGGTCGACCCGGTTCAGGTGTGTGCCGGTCGCCCGGTCGGAATAGGTTGGTTTTCTCCGGACTGTACATACCACAGCAAGGCGCGTGGAGGAAAGCCGTTTGAAAAACCACTTGGAAAGAAAATTCGCGGCCTCGCATGGGTCATCGTCAAGTGGGCGCTAGCAGTTAAACCGAGGGTTATGTTCCTAGAGAACGTAGAGGAATTTCAAAACTGGGGACCGCTTGTGACCGGAGCGGACGGAAAAGACCGCCCAGATCCAGACCGCGCTGGTGAAACATTCATAGGATTCATTGCGATGCTGACAACAGGCATTGAAGCGGGACACCCGGCACTACTCGAAGCTTGCGAGTTCCTTCATATCGAGCCATACGGCCCGGAAGCTCAGAAGCTTATCAAAGGCCTCAGATACGATTATGACGGCTGGGAGCTTGTCGCGGCAGATTACGGGGTACCGACGATACGTAAACGTTTCTTTGGTTGCTTCCGCTGCGACGGGCAGCCAATCGTTAAGCCGGCGCCGACGCACTCGAAAGACGGGAAAAACGGACTTCCGAAATGGCGCAGCGCCGCTGAGATCATTGATTGGTCTATTCCGTGCCCTTCGATCTTCGCTAGCAAGGAGCAGATTAAAGCTGATTACGGTGTCAACGCCGTCCGGCCTCTGGCGGACAACACACAGAAGCGGTGCATTCGTGGGGTGGACAAGTTCACGATCAAGAGCGGAAAGCCGTTTATCGTTGAAACAAACCACACATCGAGCATAACAGATTATGATTTCTTCCGTGGCGGAGATATTGACGAACCGATCGGAACCATAACAGCGTCGCAGGGCCGTGGAATATGTGAACCAAAAATAACGCCGTTTACGATGTCCAATGTCACGAACGCCGCCGGTACAGACGCAAGGCAACCAGTCAATACAGCGCGGACAGGAGGCGGCTGCGGACAGATGCTCGTTACACCTTCGCTCATGGCTATTGGCCAGACAGGTGGCGGTGATCGGATACGCAGCGCTGACGAGCCGGTTAATACACAGGTATCAAAAGCTGAGAGTTGTCTGATCGCACCTAACCTGATCCAGTACCATAGTGAGAAAATGCACGAGTATGTCAGAGGCCAGGGCATGTCCGATACGCTCATGACGGTAGACGCGGCGAACCGCTACGGATTTGTGAGCGCTCAGCTGACGGAATATTTTAGCAATGGCAGAGCGATAAGCGTTACAGAACCAATGCACACCGTCACGGGTCGGGACCGCGAGGCCATAACGCTGGCGCATATTGCTGAATTTCGTAGCGAGGACATAGGTTGCCCAGCAGATAATCCCCTTCGGACAGTTGCGTCACATGACCATGGCGCTGTATGCCTCTCGCATGTAATCAAATTCAAGGGAACGAACCTCGGTCAGAATCCCACAGACCCCTTACAGACGATTACCAGTGAAAGCGGCGGCGGGTCCTATGGCGTAGTGTATACGACGGTTGAACATTATCCGCCCGGCGCCGATATGAAGCACTGGCCCAAGATCAGAGCGCTTCTGAATCAGCACTGCGGTTATAACCTGGCGGCCGATGAAGTGATCCTACTCTGGATCAACGGCATTGCCTATTACATTGCTGATATCGGACTGCGCATGCTGACGCCGCGCGAATTGTATAACGCCATGGGCTTCCCGGCTGATTACATCATCGACGTTGATTATCTCGGTAATCCTTATAGCAAATCGGCACAGGTCGCACGATGCGGCAACGCGGTATGCCCGGCGGTGGCATCAGCTCTTGTTCGGGCGAATGTACCAGAAAAGGCAACGACGATCATCATATCGACAATGACAGAACTCTGGCAGCAGGTGGCGGTATGACAATCGGACTGATTGACGTGGACGGGAGAAACTTTCCAAACCTGGTACTGATGAAAATCAGCGCTTACCACAAGAGTCTGGGGGATCGCGTGGAGTGGTATGACGCTGTGGAGGGCATCGGGCATTATCAGAATACAGGCTGCTATCTGTACGGGAAGGTATACATGAGCAAGGTTTTCACGTTTACGCCGGACTATGATACCGTGATCGCCGCCGCCCAAGTCATACGAGGCGGGACCGGATACCGAGACTTTACGCCGTTGCCAGACTATATCGACAGGCTCCAGCCGGACTATACGCTGTATCCGGGCTTCACCGTCGATGTCGCAAAGAAAAAGGAACCGTTTGCCTTGGGATTTCTGACGCGGGGCTGCCCTAACAGATGCCCGTGGTGCATCGTTCCAGAAAAAGAGGGCATGATTCGGCCTTATATGTCATGGGAGGAAATCAAGCGACCGGATAGCAGGGCAATGGTACTTATGGACAACAACGTCCTGGCCTGCAGTTGGGGGAAAGAGCAAATATTTGAGCTTGGGTTTCAGAACATATGGGTCGACTTCAATCAGGGGCTGGACGCAAGGCTCATTACGCCGTTTGTCGCCCGACTGCTGAAAAAGCTGAAATGGATACGGTTCATCCGTATGTCCTGTGATACGTCCGCGATGCTGCCGGTGATCGAGCAGGCAACGGCATACATGAGGGAGGCGGGAATCGGGCCGTCAAGGTTCTGGTGCTATGTTCTTGTGACAGACGTCGGGGAAGCGGAGCGCCGGGTCCTGACGCTGAGGGCGATGGGCGTGACGCCGTTCGCCCAGCCGTACCGGGCATATGACAACACGGAACCGACGGAAGAGCAAAAGCAATTCGCCCAATGGGTTAACAAAAAATCACAGTTCAACAGCTGCGAATGGAAGGACTATAAGAAGCCGGGGTGGAAAAAACAAAATGTTCATGTGCATGAAGCGGCTTGCCTGGGAGCAGGCCAAAGACCTTGATTATAAAGAACAGTCTGCCGTCGAGGCAATTGGAAAAGCTCTGTCCGTCTGCAAACACGTACCGGCTATTGCCTTTTCAGGCGGCAAGGACAGCACGGTTCTATGGCATCTGATCAAAACGCACTTCCCCGAATGGCTTGACCGCATTGTTATCATCTTCGGAAACACCGGCGTTGAGTATCCAGAAAGCCTGAAATTTGCCCGGCAACTGGGCAAAGAGTGGGGCGGTGATAATTTCCATGAAACGAAACCGCTTAAAACCGAAACCGAAGGGCTGAAATACGAGGCCCAGGTCCAGGTACTCCAATGGCTCATTGATGAGGGGCACGTATGGGAAGTCCTTCAGGATGACGGCAAACTGAAATCAACGGCCACGCTGGAAGCGGCCTGCCCTCCGCATCTGTATGAAAAATTCAAGAGGGAGCATCTGATCTGGCCAGTGGGGACACCAATGAATTATTGGTGGTGCGTCGATCAATACGGCTGGCCGCTACTCGGTAAGGCGTTTTCAAAGCTCAAGGCTCACCGAATCAACATTGACTGCTTCCTGAAGTACTCACAGAGCATGAGCGAAGACGAGAAGCTTCTGGCCTATTATGAAATTCTCCGGGAAGTGAAAATATCTCAGGCGTGCTGCGATATCCTGAAAAAGCAGCCAAGTGAAAAGTTGCAGGTGGAGCTGGACGTCGATGTTATTTTTAAGGGGCTGATGGCTGCGGAGAGCCGGTCGCGGCAGACGAATTTTATATCGCGCGGGTACCTGTTTGAGTCAAGCCGTCCGCATCTGGGAGACGATTCCTTTTACCATTGCAATCCGCTGTCGATATGGACTGATGACGACATTTGGGCGTACATACGAAAATACAACGTGCCATATTCTCCGCTGTATGACATGGGCTGGACGGACCAGAGCGGCATTCATCATAAAATACCGCGAAACGGCTGCATGGGCTGTGGAACTGATTTGCTTTACCCGAATAATCATATGGCCATGCTGCGGCGAACGCATTACGCATGGTGGAAGTTGTTCATCAGCCAGGGCATGGGTGACGAGATCCGCAAGCTCCAACAGGCCAGAAAGAACGGGCAGTGCTCAATCCTAGATATTTTTTCAACGGATCGGCTGATTGAAGAGCGGCCGTGTGCATTTGACCGCATTGACAAGATTATATTATCCGATGACACACAGGACGAAAATATGCTCTTTTATGATCCTGAAGAGGAATATGAAACGGCATGAAAAATACGCCTGCGAGCAGCGGCGTTTTAATGCGTCTTATTTATTATAATGCGATTGCCGCGAGGCTTGCGAGTTTCTGGACATATCCAGTCGCAGAGGCCTCACCTCCTGATTTAGTATATGCAAAGGGGGCTGTATTATGAATGAAGTCACAACATGCGAGCGCTGCGGCATTAAGATAAGTACCGGCCCTCATGGGACACGAAGATTCTGCGACACCTGTGGAGTGGAAATGAATCGCGACAGGGCGAGAGAACGCAGACGATCCCAAAAAGGTGATAAAGAAAAGTCGGTCATTTACCTAGATGATTACGAGATTCACTATACTATCGCGGAAATTAACCGTATGGCGCAAGAGCAGGGGATTTCATACGGGCAGATGGCCAGTAAGCTAAAAGATGAAAGGCACTATAAAAATGCTTAATTACATTGACTTCTTAAAATCAAAAATCGATATTGCCCAGGATACCGGCATTGAAATATCTCCTGACGAGGTCAATCCAATATTGAAGCCGCATGAGCGTGATATTGTTCTTTGGCTATGCAAAGGGGGAAAGAGAGCAGATTTCGCCAGCTTCGGCCTTGGCAAGACCCTGATCCAACTTGAAACCTGCAGACTGATTGTCAAGCACGTGGGCGGGAAGGCCCTCATTACCCTGCCGTTGGGCGTCAAACAGGAATTTACCCGTGACGCTGTCGAGTTGCTTGGTATTCCAGCGCCGGAGTATGTGCGGAATATGGCTGAAATTAAAGCCGCCGAGGGGGATATCCTGCTCACGAATTATGAGAGGGTAAGGGACGGTGATATAGATCCAACGTATTTTACAGTATGCTCACTGGACGAAGCGTCAAACCTCCGTTCCTATGGTTCCAAGTTTTTTCAGACTTCTCTGGACAAATTTAAAGGTGTCCAATATAAGTTCGTAAACACGGCAACGCCAGCACCGAACAGATATAAGGAAATGATCCATTACGCCGGATTCCTTGAAATAATGGACACTGGACAGGCACTTACCCGATTCTTTCAGAGAGACAGCACAAAGGCAAATAATCTCACGCTTTACCCGCACAAGGTGAAAGAATTCTATCTATGGCTTTCCAGCTGGGCCCTGTTTGTTACGATGCCTTCTGACCTCGGATACTCGGACGATGGTTACGAACTGCCGTCGATGGAGGTCCGGTACCACAGGCTGGAGATCAGGCAGACGGCGCCGGTGGTCGACCGCGACGGTCAGCTGAAGATTATGCGAGATGCTTCGGTTTCCCTTGCTGACGCAATGGCCATAAAAAAGGAAAGCATCAGCGAAAGGGTCGCCAAGGCTGCTGAAATAGTCAACTCGCATCCGGAGGATCATTTTATTCTGTGGCATGACCTGGAGGACGAGCGCCGGGCAATTAAAAAGGCCTTGCCAGAAGTGATCGATATTTACGGCAGCCAGGATATTGACCTGCGGGAGCAGCGCGTCATCGATTTCTCGGAGGGCCGAACTAAACTGTTCGCGACAAAAAAGGAACTCTCCGGCTCCGGCTGCAACTTTCAGAGGCACTGTCACAGGGCCATATTTGTAGGTATAGATTACGAATTCAATGATTTTATTCAGGCAATTCACAGGATATATCGTTTCCTACAGACGGAGAAGGTCATTATTGACATCATCTATACCGATGGAGAGGATCAGATCCTTCGGGTCCTTCTTGAGAAGTGGAACCAATATAAAGAACTCACTAAGCAGATGACGGAGATTATCAAAAAATACGGCCTGTCCAACATATCAATGATGGACAAACTGTCAAGGAGCATAGGAGTTGATCGAGTGGAGGTCAAGGGAGAATATTTCACAGCCATAAATAATGATTGTGTTCTGGAACTTGAAAAGATGGAGAGCAACAGCATTGGAGGAATATGCACCTCAATACCGTTTGGAAATCATTACGAGTATTCGGCCAGTTATAACGATTTCGGTTATAACGAAAACGATGATGTTTTCTTTGACCAGATGGACTACCTCACGCCACAGCTGCTCCGGGTGTTGAAGCCTGGGCGCATCGCCGGCATTCATGTTAAGGACCGTATTCTGTTCGGGAACGTGACAGGCGACAGTTTCCCCACGGTGGAGCCGTTTTCAGATATGACGGTTGCACATTTCAGGAAGCACGGGTTCCGGTACATCGGGAGGATCCCGATTCTGACTGATGTTGTCAGGGAGAATGCTCAGACATATCGCCTCGGGTGGACAGAACAGTGCAAGGACGGGTCAAAAATGGGTGTCGGCTGCCCAGAATACCTCCTTCTGTTCCGGAAACTGCCGAGTGATCAGAGCAACGGATACGCAGATGAGCCGGTGGTCAAAGCAAAGGAAGAATATACCCGCGCACAATGGCAGATCGATGCGCATGCTTTCTGGAGGGATTCGGGAAACAGGTATCTTACAAAAGATGAGTTGCTGAACATACCTGTGGAAAGGCTGCAAGCCGTGTACCGGAAATTCTCAAGGGAAAATATCTACAGTTACGAAGAGCATGTGGCACTTGCTAAGGAACTCGACAGGACCGGGAAGCTACCGGCCGCGTTCATGGTCGTGGCGCCGGGCAGTTGGTCAGATACCATATGGGACGATATCAACCGCATGAAGACGCTCAACACTTCGCAGAGCGCCAGACGCCAGCAGCTGCACGTCTGCCCCCTGCAGATCGACATTGTTGACCGGTTCATTATCCGTTTCACCAATCCTGGTGATGAGATACTGGATCCTTTCGCCGGAATATTCACGGTTCCGGTCAGGGCTATCAAGTTGGGACGTCGGGGGCGCGGGATCGAACTCAACACCGATTATTTCCGCGACGGTGTCGGATACTGCCAGGCCGAGGAAGCGAAGCTCGATATACCAACATTGTTTGATCTGGAACTGGACGAGGCTATTTAGAAAGGAAGGTTTAAAATGTCAAAAGCGTCAAACACGGCGCCTATACGGCATAGAGAGATAATGATCAATCGCAACGGAAAACCAGTATTTGCAGTTCGCATTGATCCTGAAGATGATGGCCGTAACGCTAGCTATGTTTTCGTAGAAAATGGAGACGTAAAATTTTCAACAAGTTGGATGGACAGTATCGCTCCGTTTGTTTTAGGAGATCGAAGTCATGAAATCGCCAAAGAAATATTCACCATAGGACTTCAAGCTGCGGTGAAAGTTAAGGTGATGGAACTCATGCAGTTGCAGTCTATTCTTACTGATATCAATCTGCAGGAGTGCCTTGGCTCGGTGCTTGTTGATAATACAAAGCTTCTTTTAGAGGTCAAAGAAAGCGTCAGTCAAAGCCGCACAGATATACAGAATACGGTTAAAAGTAGCGTTGAAACTGCTATAACGAAATCCCAAGATGCGATAAAAGGAACCGTGGCAGCTGCGCTTGTAGAAACCATACAGCCGGTGGCAATAAAAAAGGACAAGCGGACATCTACGACCAGCGGCAACATGGAGGGTATATGAACAAAACAAAGATTGATTGGGCTGATTACACGTGGAATCCCGTCACTGGCTGCCTGCATGATTGCTCCTATTGTTACGCGCGAAAACAATCCCTGCGTTTCACTGGGGATATGCGTTTGAATATGGCTGACCCGCGCTGCGAAGGTGACAAAGAAAAGGGGCTATACATACTCAGAAAGCCGTTTGTCACCCGCAACGGCCGTTCAATCAGTTATCCCTTCGGCTTCGCTCCGACGCTCCATGAATACCGCCTCGACTGGCCGGGGGACATAAAGAACGGAACCAACATATTTGTATGCTCCATGGCTGACCTGTTCGGTGAATGGGTATCTAATGAATGGATTGAACGAGTATTCAATTCATGTGAAAAGTATCCACAGCACAATTACATGTTCCTCACGAAGAATCCGGGCAGATTTAAAGATTTCTTTTTAGCTCAAAAGCTTCACATAGCTGATAGCATGTGGTTTGGGTTCTCAATAGAAGATCAACACGCGTTAAACAAGTTGGCCATGGGGGCCAGGTGGCTCCCGCAAAATACATTTATCTCAATTGAACCGATACACGGGCCGGTTGACTTAACCCGCATTGAACCGGACGGAAAAGACGCTTATCTGAATTTCTTAAATGGCGGACAGTATTGGTTCATGGGCGGCGATGATAAAGGGAAAAAACTGAAGTGGGTTATCGTCGGCGCTGAAACCGGGAACCGCAGAGGGAAGGTTATCCCGGAGCGGGAATGGATTACCAGCATCGTGAAGCAGTGTCAGGCAGCTGGGGTACCGGTTTTCATGAAAGAATCCCTTCGTGAGCTCATGGGAAATGACTTTATACAGATGTTCCCCAATGAATTGAATCGTCATTCAATGAGTAGAAAGCTAAAAGGAAAACTCTATACCCGCTGCTCCATCTGCAAGCAGGAACACAAAAAGAGCGACATGATGGCCCTGCTGGCCAGGGAGAAACGCGGCGCCGGCGCCAAAGCATTAGGATATGCCTGTATGCCATGCTTTGAGCGGCTGAAATCATGGCTGGAATCGGACAAGCCGATGGAGGTACAGATCGAATGAGTATAGATTGGAGGGACCTCGACCCCAACGCCCCGAAAAAGGATCCAAAACGACAGATGCAGGGGCAGATGAACAGAGTTGTCGGAGAGCATTTTGAACAATACATAAAGGCAGCCTGTGAATTCTATAAGATGAAGGACCTGGCATATGTGGAGAAAACACCTGAGCCCTTCAAGGTTACGGGGAAGCGCACAGGTCCATACGGGAATGGATTGATATTTGAAGGTCACTTTGAAAAACCAGCTCAGCCAGATTTCAAGGGCACATTAAAAGGCGGAAGATCCATTGTTTTTGAAGCGAAGACCTCCCAGGGCGACCGGATATTGCAATCAAAAGTGACTGAGGAACAGGTGAATGCGCTTGAATTTCATCATAATCTCGGAGCTCTCTGTTATGTTTTTGTTGCCATGGGAATGAGAGATGCCTTTCGGGTGCCGTGGGAGGTGTGGCAGAACATGAAAAGTCTGTACGGTAGAAAGTACATGACATTCAGAGAACTGGAGCCGTTCACTCTCACACAGAAAAACGGAATAATCCTATTATTTGATGGGGTGGAACTATGAAAATTGAAAAATCAGAAATCGCGGCCAAACTCAGCAAGATAAAGAGTGCGGTACCGACAAAAACAACCCTTGCGGCTCTGCATGGCGTGTTGTTTAAGAATAACCGGCTTGCAGCATATAACCTGGAATTTGGCATTATCGCGGAACTGGACGTCGAATCTGACGAAGAGTTCATTATCCCTGCGAAGGCAATTGAAATGATCGATGCTCTGCCGGACGGAATGATCGAGATTACAACGAACGAAGCCAATGAGGTCCTTATCAAAACAGGATCCATCAAAAATAAGTTCTCCAGTATTCCGGCGAGTGAATATCCAGAGATCCCTGATCTTGAATCGAATTCGGACAAGATATTTATCGAATTCATAAAGCTGCAGGATGCCATATCGTCTGTCCTTTATGCAATACCGGTCCAGTTTTCCAAACCTGTTATGACCGGAGTGTTCTTCGAAGCCAGCGATGGCTATTTAAACCTTGTAGGCTGTGACGGGTACCGCATGGCGTGGAACAGGATACCGTTCAGCGGGACGTTCAAATTCATAGCGCCGAAAGAGTCGATTCAGAAACTCATATCAATCGATATAAAGGGAGACGTTGAAGTCCTGTTTGATTCCAAGAAAGCGATATTCAAGGCGCCGGGATACACAGTGTTTACCAGGTTGCTTGATGGTACATATCTGGACTATAAGACGATGTTCATGAAATATGAAAATGCAACGACGATCAACCGCCGGGCCTTTTCTGACTGCGTACGCAGGGCGCTTATCTGCATAGATACGAAACTCAAGGTGTCTATACGGCTTAACTTCGACGGTGAAGAGATGAAACTTTCATTGAATTCCTCAACATCGGAATACTCCGAAAAAATCAGGTTGAATAAACCAGTACAAGAGCCTTTGGAAATTGGATTCAATGCGCAGTATCTCCATGATGCTCTTCGCTCTTTTGAGGGGAATTCAGTTGAGGTCGGTTTGGGATCATCGTTAAAGCCTATGACGATAAGCGACGCTGACCTAAAAGCGCTGGTTCTGCCGGTCAGATTAAAAGCGGAGGGTAAATAGACGTGGAAGTAAAAATATGGCCATGGAAGCCCGGAGATCAAGGATATCTTTGTATGCCGCTCAAGAGCAACATACCCGAGCCGAATCAGGACGGCAAACATCAGGATTGGAAGCTTGTTAATTGCCCGGAATGCGGTAATGAATGCTGGGAAAGCGACAAATCCAGAGAAGTCCAAAAAACAGGAGTTGTCGCCTTATGTACACATTGCGCACTGAAAAAGGGCATGGAAGGGTGCAACACGAATGGAAAGAGTAATCACGGCGCTGCGAAGGCTCAGAATCGGGAAGATCATTGAGGAATATGACCTGCAGGCCAAGATCGCTGATGCTCTGCTGGCAGCCGGGATTGAATTCGAAAAAGAACACGTTCTCGGCGCCGGCAGCAGGGTAGACTTTTTTACAACTGATGGTATTGCCATTGAGGTTAAAAAGGGCAAGCCGAACCGGTCAAGGCTCATGGATCAGATTGAAAGATACGCCGCATTTGATGAAGTGCGCAGTATCGTCATCATTGTAGAAACAAGCCTCCGAATTCCGACAGCAAGGACCCTTAACGGGAAGCCCTGCGAAGTACTCGGATTACAGAAGCTTTGGGGGATCGCTTTATGATACCAATGCACCTATTAGAACTACCACAGGAGCCGGATACATATTACGGGACATTAACGGCTAAGGCCGACAGTGAAAATAACATTCGAGAGTGGATCATCGAAGGAGATCCCGGGGTAATTGAGTTTGCAAAAAGGCTGTTTCCCGGGTCTAAGGGAGCCGGGCGTGGAAATGCAAGGTTCCCCAATACGAAGCGGAACGCTGAAGACCTGAACTGGTTAATGATGCGGTACCCACTGAAGATCAACGATACGGAAGCTTGGAATCAGAGTTATAGGGGCGCTGTCGATCACGCGCTGCGGATCAGGGATTTTAACCAACGGCCGGACAAGATACTCCCGCCGGCAGAGTTCAAAGGCGAGCTTGCAGAATTCCAAAAGGAAGGGCTTTCTTATTTATCCGTGGCCGAACGTGCGCTTCTTGCCGATGAAATGGGCTTGGGGAAAACGGTTCAGGCGCTGGCAATGATCGCCCAGAAAAAAGCGTATCCGGCGCTGATTGTAGCACCTCCGCACCTGATCATTAACTGGAACAAGGAGATCAATAAATTTTTGACGTTGCCGGGTACCGGACAGATGACAATCCTTCAAGATAGTCCGCCTGATGCGGTGCATGTGATCAAAGGGCTAACTCCGTATGATCTGCCTCCGGCGAATATCTACCTGATTCATTATCTGCTGCTTCGCGGCTGGAAAAACGCTCTTCCGGAATACAACTTCAAAGCCGTTATATGGGACGAGATTCAGGAGCTCCGGCACACGGGAACAGAAAAATATAGCGCGGCGTCGATACTGGCCGGCAAGGTTCCGTATTGCGTTGGCCTAAGTGGTACCCCGATTTATAACCGTGGCGGCGAGATGTGGGCTGTCATGAACATTATTGAATATCATTGCCTCGGAGACTGGGACAGTTTCACGCGTGAATGGTGTTATGGCTATGGCGGAGATGTCGTACAGGATCCGGAGAAGCTTGGTTCTTATCTGAAGCGCGAAGGACTGATGCTCCGGCGTCGCAAAGAAGAAGTGCTCAAGGAGCTTCCCCCGAAGCGCAGAGTTGTCCAGACCGTAGATTTCGACAGCGGTACATACGGAAAACTGATACAGGAAGCCGTCGCCAAGGCAAATATGATCGACAGTATCAAAGATCATTATGAGAAGGGCAGAATGACCAGGGAAATTATCGAGGACAGCCGCCAGGCTATAGGAATCGCAAAGGCTCCGTTCGTCACAGAATTTCTTAAGATGCTTCTTGATGCCGGGGAATCGATTCTGGTATTTGCGTATCACCATGCCGTGTTTGATATATACCGGGAAGAACTGAAGAAATACGATCCGGTTGAAATTACCGGTCGGCAGACCGCCAAGGAAAAGGACGAATCGGTCAGCGCCTTCATGAATGGCAAAACAAACATATGTATGGTGAGCCTTCGGGCAGCTGCCGGGCTTAACCTCCAGCGTGCTACATGTGTTGTCTTCGGTGAGCTCGATTGGTCACCGGCCATACATTCCCAAGCTGAGGACCGGGCACATCGAATGGGACAGACCGACAGCGTTTTATGCTATTACCTGGTTGCCGAAGAGGGCACCGATGAAGTTATTCAAGAATTTCTGGGGCTGAAGGTGTCACAGTTTAATGGCATCATGGGCGACAAAACGGAGACCGAGGAAGATAAGGCTATCGCCCAGGCTGTGGCGACAGAGCATATGAGCAAAGTTGTTCAAAAGCTGAAAACCACGAAACAGCAGAAGGGAGATCAGAGCGCATGAACAGTTTCACTGTAATCACATCATTAGCATCAGTTGCCTTTCATTATGATGGGCCGCGCCAGTCTGACTGGTCAAAATATGAGCACTACGGCCTGTTTTGCAAATTGATGAATTACCTCGGGTCAATTGGTTTTGCCGTCTCGCAGGATCCGGAGGTGCTGAAAAAATATCACAGGATACACAAGGACCATTATTACGGCAGGCAGCGCAATCTCGAATTCAAGGCTAATCGATATCCGGCAGGCTTCAATATAGAGTTTTTCCAGAATATCGTTCATGAAAATAAGTGCGGCGGGTATTACGACTTTGACAAATATGAAAAAATGCCTTATCTGATCAAAAAGCAGTTCGATCTGACAGCACGCAAGATCAGCCGGTTTTTACTGGCTGAGGGGATTCAGGAAAAACCTAAGTTTATCCCGAAAACAGCAGAAGAGTATATAAAGCATGATTTCGCTGAAAGCTGGCATCACCCTCAGAAGGATATGAAATTCGAATTGTCCGACTTGGACGGACAGACCTCGGATTCATATAACAACGAGAGCCGGGACGGTTCAGTACTCCACAACGGAGATATCAAATACTTCAGAGGCTGGAATGGGTACCTTAATCGCGGGCGGATCTACCACAATATCAACAACATGTGGTGGGTGATCACAGACAGCACAACGGTCAAAAACGTAGCATCGTTCGAACTGTTTGATTATTCACCGATAGAACCCCGGCGGCTTAAGAAGGGAAGGCTGCCGGAAGCGTTCAAAAAGAAGATGGAAGTCGTATCTGCGATGAGCACAAAGGAATTGGAAAGAGAACTTCGCCGCCGGAAGAATGTGAAAGCAGGAAAGAGCTCATGAATGATTTAAAAATAGAATCCGGCGCAACATTCGACTCGACAGGAAAATACCGCTTTTCACTTTGGCGCTTATGGGATATAAGCAAACCTCACGTTGTTTTTATCATGTTGAACCCGAGCACGGCAAACGCTGAGACAGATGATCCAACTATTAGACGCTGCGTAAACTTTGCAAAGACGTGGGGATATGGCGGTCTAAAGGTGGTCAACCTGTTTCCTCTTGTTTCGGCATACCCGAAAGTATTGCTTATTGAGCGCCACTGGGTGCAAGAAAATATAGCAGAAAACATAATCCTTGATGAAGTCAAGGGCGCTGGAATTATTGTTGCTGCGTGGGGCAGTTTTAGAGAGGCCCAAGAAAGAAGCCTTTATATATTAAACATGCTTGATGGCTACCCGCTTTATTGCCTCGGCGTGAACAAGGACGGCAGCCCAAAACACCCATTATACATAAAAGGCGATGTGGTACCACAACAGTATTTAAAGGGGAGATCAGGCTGATGGAAAAAACATGTTTATATTATGAGACATGTGGAATGGAATATTGTCTCTACGATGTTGAATGCCCGGAGTATATAAAGAAGCCTAAACCGATTCTTTTCAGCACGCCAATGGTCAAGGCGATTGATGATGATCGAAAGACTATGACCCGGAGGGTGCCAAAAATACCAAAGTGGGCACTGGGCGGTTATGAAAACTTCCAGATCGATGATCACGGGAACTTGGAGACCATATGTGAAAATACAGGCTGTTTTACAATAATTAAGCCTCGCTATCAGCCGGAAGATATCTGCTACGTACAAGAAGCATGGAAAATCATAAGCCATCATGACATTGATAACAGTATGGTTATCCAATATCGTGCGGATAATCATGTAGAACTCGTTGATTTTACATATGAACGATATGAAAAGTTCCTCAAATTTGCTTTCAAGAATGGCTGGCAGTCCCCATATTTCATACCATACGAAGCAGCCCGTTACTGGGTACGCATAACCGGAGTACGGGCGGAACAGTTACAGGAGATCACCGAAGATGATGTTATCGCCGAGGGAACCAAGGACGGAGATAATTATATCGAGAAGATACCGCCTTCTGGAGACCGCGATGTCGATACTAGCATTGCGAACTGGCATATCGCATGTTTTGAGTATCTGTGGAACTCTATTAATGCCGGACGCGGTTATAACTGGTATAAAAATCTGCCGGTGTTTGTGTACCAATTCAAATGCTGCGAGAACCCGATAAATAAATAATAAGGAGGGCAAAACCATGTCACAGCAGACAAAAGGTGAACATTTGGTCAAAGGACTGGACCAGATCAGAGACGGCTTGGCAAACATAAACCGTTTCAGCAGCAAGCAGGACCTTATAAAAATGCTTGTCACGTCCCAATCAGCCGCAAAGCAACTGAAAGGTTTGCTCAATGACAATTCACTCCTGAAAACCCTCGTTTATTCGATGGTCGCGTCCAGGAACAGCAGGCTAAGTACAGAGACAGTCGATAAGGTAATCTCAGATTTTCTGGATATCCTCTTCGATCTGTCACAACCGGTGCCGGAGGAAGAGGAACCCAATGAACAATGACAGCTATTTTGATCAGCCGGCACCGAAGCTCTCCAACAAGCAAATAAGGGAGCTGACTCGGAAGTGGTCAATTATCGGGTGCTCAGTATGCGGTAGTGGCGGTACTATGTATAAACAGGGTGACGGGTATGTCTGCAAAGCGCACAGAGTACCAAAATCGATTGAGGTTTCTCCACCTACTCCTAGTCATAAGCCGAAAAATGAAATTCTAGTGCATGGTGGTATGAAATATGGGTGTGAATCGTGCGGGAAACAATGGTTCATGAACCTTGAAATCGGTGTCGAAGAAGAAGGGAAGAATGGTCGTCCGCACCAGCCAAGCCCGTTTTTTATCCGGTGCGATTGCGGAGAAATAGCGCACGATATCAGTGGATATCTTCCTCTTCCTGAATTGAGGTCGCTACGTCCTGGAATGCGATATTTCAAATACGACAACAGCGGCAGACGCGACGCCTGCGGAAAACCAACTATCTATAATCCGTAGAAGGGTAGGGACGAATGCTATGGTGTGGAACGGAGGTTAAAAATGTATAAAAGAAAAAGGCTAACAACCGATACGCCGTCGAATAATTTTGAAACGGCCATGAACTACGTTTTTGATAAGGACAGGGAAGCTTTTATCAGGCATGACGGTAGGACAGACAATGTACCGCTGTGGCAATATATTGACCGTCTATGTGAAGAACGAGGGTGCGAAATTGAGTCTCCGCAGGATTCTGAACAAACAGACTGGCGTTGTTGCGACTGCGCAATGGACGGTGAGGCATGCCCTATATCAATGATGTACACATTCGCTTCTCAGGCTGTTCAACTCAGAGGACGGCTAATAGAATATGAAAACGCCGATGATCACGGCAAATTGTTGCGGTTGCCCTGCAAACGTGGAGATATTTGCTATGAGGTAGACCAGTCACACGGGGTAATCACCCATACGGTTACGGGCATGACGATGTACAACCGTAAAGCTGATGGACAGCGTTATATAAACGACATCGACAATATCATTACTATTGATACATGGGCTGTCGGTGATGACGGCTGCGAATGGCCGGACCATTACACTGTAGAAGAATGGGAAAATGCACCAAAAACCCGCAAAGTTGCCGAAGCGGCGCCGAAAGGCGGTGTAGACGGTGATAATTGACATCGGATATGTATGCTCAAATCGAGATCAAATCTGCAGGAAGTGCGGAAAAACCATACCGAAGCATACAAAATCAGTCAAAACGACAAAAAAACTACGTGGGGCTCATAGCCTGACCGATACGTGGTACACCTGTATGGATTGCGAGAAAGGAGCGCAGAAATGAACGTCTGCGTCCGTGAAGTCAATTATCGTGGTGGATATAAAAATATGTGGGTCGCCACCGATTTAAAAACAGGGGTGACTGGCAGAAGCGTCAAGGGCAGCGAGGAGGCAGTAGTCAACTTAAAACGGAATCTGAAAAAGATACTCGAAGATCCAAAAAAGGATATACCCGTTAAACGGGAAAAGGATCGAGACGAAATAAGCCTTGAATCCGTCGAAGATCTGTATAAATTTCTTCAAGGTAAAGTTCCGCATTGCCTCACTCTGCGAGAACCTCCGAAATTATCTAAAAGGGCGGCTTTTGCGGTCATTTATTACCTGCAGGAAATCATGCATCTCATACCGGACCATTACGAGCGCTGCAATATCTGCGGCGTTCTATATGATATAGAACAGGAGGGCGGTTCAGACGAGCGTAACAATTACTGCGATTATCACTTGCCACAGAAGGACAACGACGCCTGACACCCTCAAGCTCTGCCCATACTGTAGGGGTCAGGCTGATAATCAAAAGCAAAACAGAGAGAAAGCTGGATTAAAATAAAGAAATCAGCCGATATCGATACGACTGGCCGGTAAATCACACCAGCACCTGCATACACTATCCTCGGAGGGGTGCGTATGCAGAGGTATATCGTACAAGTGCGGTTCAGGGACGAAATATTTATACGAATTGTTGACACAAAACGACATGCCGAGGCTTTGGTCGATGAAATCAACCGGCTAGGATACCGACATTATGAAGGTAACGCTGTCAGGGTGTTTCGACCAGGGCAGGTCACAGCAGATTACAGGAAGGAGACGTTATGAACGACACAGACCGGGTAATAGATCATATTTTCAACATGATGCCGGAGGACGAAAACGAGGCGGAGGTGTTCAGCGCTGCCCTTAATGCCCTCCGTGCAGAGGCCGACCGGGCCAATGGGTGCCCAAAATGCCAGAGAGGTTTTACCGGAGGATATCCGATCAGGTTGCTTGATCCTGACGCTATATTCTGTAGTCGGTGCGGACGGAAACTGGAGCGCGAAAACCCGCCGCCGTTGACACCGGATCAGCTGCGGGAAATCAATCAGGACATGGAGAACCGCCGCTGGGTATGGATCGAACTTCTTAAAATCCCTCATCACAATGAAATCGAATCCGCATATTATCGGGTTCAAAGTGATTACACGCATGGAAGAGCATTTTGCTGTGGTTATCCGGGTTATGGTGTTCATTTTGAATATCACGATTACGGTATAACATGGCTTGCATACAACTATCAGCCAAAGGAGGTCCTTTATGACGGACACTAGCGGGGACTTGACAATGAAATCACCTGTAAATGGGTTTGTACGGGAATTCAATAATTACGCCAGAGCGCATAGGCAAGCCTTCAGACTGACGGCCCAAACGAAGAAATTTAAGGGCGCCGACCGCTGCACTTTTATTGTGAACAATAATATATCGGGCATCTTCACAAAAGCCAACGACGAACTGCAGGCCGTGACGCTTATTGCCACAAACAGGAAAGCGAAAGAATTTCTGATTGTTCCGCTTGTCATCGCCTGTCTGATTGATGTATTCACCGGCACAGAGGCAAAAGAGAGAAACAGTATCATGAATCAACTCGGCCTCTACGATAAATCCTGTCTCACGGGAAAGGAACTTACGGTCGGCGGATATAAATATACGATCACCACCGCAAAAGCAACGCTGTTTTTTACAGTTATCAAGGAGGCGCTTATAGAATGCCGAAGAATCCGCCAAACGAATTAATAAGACTGGCCGCTGAGGTCGGTGCCAAGACAGCGCTTGAAACAATGGCTAAAGAGAAGAAAAAAGCCCAGGAATCCAGGTATAACCGAAGGCTACGTAATACAAAAACGCTTCTTGAGCATTATCGGGACTTCAAGGATCACGTCGCCTATGCCGTTTTTGATGTGGAACGGCTGGTATATGAGAATGCGGTTGATGTTCTGGATCTCATGTGGGACCCGAATGGAAACAGCGAATTGTATGTGGAGAGCATCAAGAAGAGCGTTGCCCGGACGCAGCTGATTGTTAATCATATTACGGAGATGCTCCGGATTTATGAAATTGTATGCGCCAGATCCCCGAAGCCGGAAGACATGCGCCGGTACCGTGTGATAGAAGCGCTGTACATAATAGACAAGCCTATGACGATCAGTGAAATAAAGGAAAAAGAGAGCGTCGACGAGAGAACCATATACCGTGACAGGGATACCGCGATAGAGAAATTATCCTCATTAATCTTTGGTATTGACGGCTTAAAAAGGGAATAATTGCACGTGTCAAAAACGTGTCATTGAAATGTCAATATATCCGTGTTAAGTTTGTATCGTAAAATGAAATCTGCTTATTTTAGAAAGCCGCTCCTGATTGCGCAGGGGCGGCTTTCGCTATTGTGAGGGACGGGCATGAAGGACAAGATAATCATTTGCAAAGAATGCGTCTGGCGCGTTCGGGATTGCGATAAACCTTTCTGCCCACTACCGTTTTGCTTATATCTGTTTCATTATGAAAACAAGACAAGCGAACTGGAGATAGTCGACACTGCGAACAAGGAGCAGCTATGATCCCGGATATATGTAAGGATTGCTTAGTCGAATGCGAGATGCATTGCGCTGCGTATACTGAGCTGCTGAATATATATGACAGACTGCGGACCGAGACGAAAACGGAAACGATTAAGCACCTACGCCAGCTGCTAAATCTCGTGGACGCGGAAGTTGCCGAGGACCTGCAGGCGATGGGAGAACAGGTCATCTCAAAGATGCCGGAGTTGGATATCATACCAGGCTTCGATATTAAGATCGGTTATGTTCGTTCTTATGAGAAGAAAGCCGATAAAGGCAAGACGGTGTGCGCAGACTGCCGGAAGGTCAATAAGGTCTACGGAGCATATCTTCCATATGATTTCATCATCACGTTCTATGAACCGAACATCTACTACATGACTGAGAACCAGAAGAAGATATTAATGCTGCACGAGCTTAAGCATATCGGGATCGGTGAGCGGGGGCTGAAGATCGAGTACCACGATGTAGAAGATTTCGGGGACATATTAACACGATTCGGCATTGATTGGAATTGGCTCGACAAAGAGGTGCCGGACATATTGGTATAAATTAAGCAGGTGGAGATGGTGGGCGCTGACCAGGTAAAGAAACGTAAAGAATTTATTCCGAACCCGAAACAGATTAAGATGGCGGAATTGCTTATAAATCCTGATGATCGGCGTACAAAAGCTGATAAGTGTAAGGAGGTCGGCATTTCCCATAAAACACTCTGTCAGTGGTTGAAAGATGAGCGGTTTGTAAAGTACATGAATAGCCGTCTATCTGTATATACAGATTCTGAATTACCCGAGGTTTGGAAAGCCCTTATAAACCAGTGCAAAAGAGGGAATGTAGCAGCCATGAAAGAATATTTTAAGCTTAAACAGCTTTATCCGGATACTTTGAATTGGTGATGATATGGCAAAGTACTCGATTATAAAGTCGTTTCTGACATCAGATAAATGGATCATATTCAGGCTTGGCCTTATAGCCGAACGAGGCTCTATCTGTCAGAAGTGCGGGAAGGTTATCGCTGATCCGCTTGACTGCATCGGTCATCATATAACGGAACTTACGCCAGAGAATGTACACGATCCGATGATCAGTCTGAATCCAGCGAATGTTCTTATTGTCTGTCATGATTGTCATGATGAGATTCATAACCGGTTCGGTCACAAGCCTGAACGCGGCATCTACATAGTTTACGGTCCGCCGTTGGCCGGTAAGAAAACCTTTGTAAGGCAGAACGTGCAGCGAGGCGACATTATTATTGATATCGATGCATTGTATCATGCAGTCTCGGGGTTGATATTGTATGACAAGCCAAGCAATCTATATCAGAATGTGATGGCTGCACATAATGCTCTAATCGATAATATCAAGACTCGTTACGGCAAATGGAATTCAGCATATATCATCGGCGGCTATCCGGAGAAATACAAACGAGAGACGCTTGCTGATGAATTAGGCGCTGAGCTCGTGTTCTGCAACGTAAGCAAAGATGAATGTTTGAGGCGGCTGGAGAAAGATGAGGCGCGGCGCTGCCGCAAAGACGAATGGACGCGCTTTGTCAATGATTGGTTCGACCGATGCTGCGCATAGGCCCCCCCTCCTCGGGGGCCTTTTCTCTCTGGGGGAACTGCGCAGGGGTCATCGGAATGACGCACGGCACGAAATTTGAAATTTCGGAAAAAAGTCCAGAAACACTGAGTTTTTGGGTAGTATGCCATAAAATCGGCAAAGGGGCGCAATTATGGGCAAAGGCGCGGGAAGAGAACCAGAGCAGACGAAAGAGACTGTATTCCAGACTGAATTTGATAAGCTTACTGCGGTATTCGCCGAGGTTGAAGAATCGAAGCGTCGACTGGTTGAAGGCCTCATCACCGATGCCGCTTTTTTATATTCTGAGAACTGGGCGCTGCGGCAACTCATTAAGGTGACTGGTTCAGTTAAGATTCACCCGCAGAATTCCAGCCTGCAGAAGACAGTGCCTGCAGTTGCGCAATACCTGAAAAATGCTAATGCCTATGCCGTGATCATTAAGGCACTCAACGGCATTCTTAATAAAAACATCATCGAGGACGATGATGATATGGAGGATTACGAATGATAGAGAAGAGAACTTGGGCTGAATTTAGAAGATCAGGATTCCTTTGGTGGATAAACATGATATTACATACTTTCGGCTGGGCTATCTGTATGGATATCAATAAGGAAACCGGGGAAATTCAAGACGTATATCCGGCGAGAGTGAAGTTTCGAGGCTTCGATGAAAAGAACAATTCCGAGGGATACATAAAAGTATCAAAATACATGAAGGAAAACGCGCCGATACTCGAAGCTGAATCTAGGGAATGATGTTCCATGGTTGACCTATTAACCGGTACATATTATGAGACCGGCGCCAGCCATGGCCAGCATTCGTGGCTGCTCGAATATATAGGAAAGTGCCGGCGAGGAGAGATCATCGTCGGCCGAGAGATCCTTCAGGAATTCGATATCCTGGAAGAACATTTTAATAATTCTGAAATCCGCTTTGAGATGGAAGACGCTCATAAGCGGATTCGTTTTATAGAAACCAAATGCAAGCACTATGAAGCTCCGTTTGCCGGGAAGCCGTTCATACTGGAGCTATTCCAGAAGGCTTTTGTTGAGGCGATTTACAGTTTCAAAATCTACGATGAAGAGGTCGGCCGTCATGTGCGGCTGATACAAGAATACCTGCTGGTCATCGGCCGCAAAAACGGCAAGACGCCGTTCGAAGCTGCGATGGACTTAGCAGAATTCTTCTGCGGCCAGATGGGCACAAAAATACTTTGCTCATCGAACGACTACGAGCAGGCTGACTTGATGTTCCAGGCCATTGACGCCATGCGCGTTGAAAGCCCGTCCCTTGAGAGGCTGACCCGAAAAAACATAAAGGGTATATTTTTCGGCAATCCGAAAAAGCCAAAGAAAAAGGGAAAGTTCAGCTATCAGAACCATGGCAACATCAGAAAGATATCTGCAAAAACGGGTGCCAAGGAAGGCAGAAATATCGCAAAAGGATCCGTCGATGAATGTCATGAATTACCGGACAATACGTCGATTATGCCTATCCGGCAGGCGCTCTCTACTCAGGACGAGCCTCTATATGCCGAGATCACGACAGAAGGCTTTACAAATGACGGGTACCTCGACGGGAGGCTGATAGAGGCTCGGCAGGTGCTGTCACGTGAAGTAGAAAACCCGCGCTGGTTGATTTGGCTGTACACGCAGGACAGCGAAGCGGAAGTCTGGCAGGACGAATCGACCTGGGTTAAAAGCAATCCTGGTCTAGGGACGATAAAGAAGTGGTCCTTCCTGCGGAAGATGATCGAAGAGGCTAAGACCAACATGGCGACCAGGGCATTTGTCCTGGCCAAGGATTTTAACTTCAAGCAGAATAACGCAAAAGCATGGCTGTCTCCGGAGCTTTATACAATCAAAGAGCTGTTCGATTCTGACACCCTGAAAGGTTGCGTCGGTATCGGCGCCGTCGACCTTGCGGAGACAACGGACCTTGTTTCTGCGAGAATGATGATCATGCGTCCGGGAGATAAGCACAAATATATGCTTCAGCATTATTTTATTCCCGAATCCAAACTGGATGTGCATGATGACGGGAAAGACTATAAAGTCTGGAGAGATCAGGGCCTGCTTACAGTCAGCCCCGGAAACGATAACGATTTCAGTCTGATCACCGCATGGTTTATCAAGGTTGTAAAGCAATATGGCATACGGCCATACAAGATCGGTTATGACAATGCACTGGCAAAGTACTGGGTAAAAGAAATGGAAGATATTTTCCCGGACGGCTGCATGGTGCGGATACAACAGAATAGGCAAACATTGTCAAACCCGATGAACCTCCTGGAAGCCGATCTGCGGAGCAAATACATAATCACGAACGCCAATCCTATTGATGAATGGTGTATGCAGAATACGGCCCTCGATATCAATAAAGACGGCCTCATTATGCCGATTAAAGTACAGGGTAACCGAGAAAAACGCATTGACGGCTGCTTGACTTTGATCTTCGTTGAGGCTATCTTTCAGCAGTTCAAAAGCGAATATTTGAAATTAGTGGGGTGAATAATTTGACGTGTATCATTGGAGCAATTGATAACGGAATAATTCATATGGGCGCGGATAGTGCCGGGGTCGGTGGTTATTATATCGAGCGACGTAAGGACGAGAAGGTGTTTATTAACGGCGATTTCATTATCGGGTTTACATCTTCTTTCCGAATGGGTCAACTGCTCCGCTTCACGTTCTCGCCGCCCAAAATAAAAGAAAATCAGGATATTTATCAATTCATGGTTTCGGATTTCGTCGAGAGCGTCCGCCAATGTCTAAAATCAGGGGGATATACAAAGATTGAAAGCAACGAAGAAACGGGCGGAATGTTTCTTGTAGGTTACAAAGGACGCCTTTTTACAATTGCCCCTGATTTTCAGGTCGGAGAATTGCTTATAGATTATGCATCGGTCGGTTGCGGAAGTGATATCGCGCTAGGGTCGATGTATTCAACAGACGGAAAGCCGATAACAGAGCGCATTATGACCGGCCTAAAAGCCGCGGAGGAATTCAGCGCAGGGGTTAGAGGGCCGTTTAATATCTTAACGCTGGGCGGGTGACATAGTGAAAAAGTTTCTCTTTCAAATCCTTGACATACTGCTCCTGTTTCCGGGAATGGCTCTCATATCATATGGCGTCTATCAGATATATAGACCGGCGGGTTTCATAATGTCTGGCCTGTGCCTCGCAGCGCTGGCCTTTTTTGTTGCAAAAAAACAGGCGCGGGGGAGGTGAGTTAATTGCTGCTTGACAGCCTATTCAAGAACAATCGGACACAGCAGCTGCAGTATGCAAAGTTCCTTGATAATTCGATGCCGCTGTTTTCGCAGTTCGGCCGGAATATATACGCCTCCGATGTTGTCCAGACTTGCATAGACCGCATCGCCACCGAGTTGTCGAAACTGCAGCCGAGGCATATCAGACGGGGCGCAAAGGGCGAACTTTTGCCGCTGCCCGGCGACAGCATCAATGCCCTGTTTGAATGTATGCCGAATGAGATAATGACCACGCGCGATTTCATAGAAAAGACGGTCTGGAACCTTTATCTCGATTACAACTCGTTCATCTTCCCAACCTACGACATCATTACTGACAGTAAAACCAATAGGCAGAGCAAGAAATACACCGGTTTTTATCCGCTCAGCCCTATACAGGTGGACTTCCTGCAGGATGTGACCGGCACGCTGTTTATAAAGCTATATTTTCGCAATGGCGCAAATTACACCCTGCCTTATTCCGACGTCATACATCTCCGAAAGAAATTCAGCGTCAATGATGTGATGGGCGGCGGCGCGAACGGGCAGCCGGATAATTCGGCGCTGCTCAAAACGCTTGAGATCAACGACACGATCCTTCAAGGTGTCAGCAAAGCTGTCAAAACGAGCATGCAGGTGCGCGGGATTCTGAAGATCAATTCGGTGATGGAAGACGACCTGCAGAAAGCCGAGCGGCAGGCACTGGAAAAGCAAATCGCTGAAGATGCCTATGGAATCGTATCCGGAGATTATAAGCAGGACTTCCAGCCGATCACAATTAACCCAAAGGTCCTTGACACGACCACGCTTGACTTTGTGCAGAATAAGATTCTGCGCTGGTACGGCATGTCGCTGCCGATCCTCAACGGAACCGCGACCGACGAAGAAAATCAGTCCTGGTACAACACAACGCTGGAGCCGATCATCATCGGCATGAACCAGGCATATACCGGCAAGGTGTTTTCTAAAAACGAACGGTCTTACGGCAATCAGATCATTTTTAACAACTTCGCGCTGGAAACCATGAGCGTAAAAAACAAGTCCGAAATCATTAAGGGGCTTGGGGACCGTGGAGCGCTCACAAATAACTTTTTACTTGGCATGTTCGGCATCGAGCCGTATGAAGGCGGCGAAATAAGAGTTGCCAGTCTGAACTATATCAACGCAACCATTTGGGACGCATATCAGCTGGCACGCGCCGGTATTGATTCACAGGCACCCGGCGCACTGACAACAATGAGTGGAGGAAACGGAAATGAAAAATGATAAGCTGCCGAAGCTCGGCACAAGAGAAATACGGTCGTTTGCTATCCCTGACCTCAGAGCGGCTGATGAAGGCTATATTGTCGAGGGTCACGCCGCCGTTTTCGGCCAGGAATACGATATGGGTTATTACACCGAGGTAATTGCCCGTGGCGCCTTCGACAAAACCGATTTTTCGGACGTGCTGTTCTGCATCAATCACGACCTGAAAAGGATCCCGCTGGCCAGGAGCCGGAACAACAATGCGAATTCGACATTGAAACTCAGCGTTGACGAACAGGGCCTGTATACCCGTGCCGTCCTCGATGCTGAAAACAATGTCGAAGCAAAAGCCCTGCACAGCAGCGTCAAGCGCGGCGATATGTCCGGCATGTCATACATATTTGTTGTCCGCGGTGAAGAGTGGGAAAAACTCGACAGCGACATGCCGAAGCGTACCATTACAGACGTTGCGGTGATCTACGAAGTAGGAAGCGTATCCTTCCCGGCGAATCCCGGGACTGATATATCTGCCCGGAGCCAAGAGGCACTGGAGAGTGCCCGGCTGACACTGGAGAGTGCCAGGGAACGCGCGAAACTGGAGAGTTTCGCAGGGCAGAACGGCGAAAACGACCTGGAGCTTGCGAAGCTCAAAGCCAGAGCAAAATTATTAATTTAACGGAGGTTCATCATGAAATTAAGTGCAAGACTTAAGAAAATGCTTGCCGATATGGAGGCAAGAAAGACGGCGCTCAGCGGCCAGATCGATGCGGCAACTGATGCCGTAGCAGTTCGCAGCCTTATGAAGGATATTGAAGCGGTCAATGCCAATATAACGGAACTCCGCGCGGCCATCACCGAAGCGGAGGCATCTGAAGCGGCAGCTGAGGCGGGTGCCGCCGGCAACGACGGCGGAACCGATGGTGCCGGTGCCGAAGGCGATGAAGGCGGTGAGATCGAGGGAAGAGGCAAGACACCGGTTGGCGGATTTAAGCCTCTTGGCACTTACACTATGGGGACGGCCAGAGGAAAGAAGGATCCTGAAGGAAGGGACGGAGAGCCGGAAGATAAATATGCCACCCTCGAATACAGGCAGGCTTTCATGAAATTCGCCCAGAAGGGCGAGATCAACCCGGCGCTGTTCCCCGAACAGAGAGCCAACGAGATGACGACCACGACCGATATCTCAGCGGTGATCCCTACGACGATTCTCAATGAGGTCATTAGAAAGATTCAGATTTATGGGCAGGTATACAAACGGCTTCGTAAGCTCAATATTAAGGGCGGCGTAACCGTACCGATCCTCTCTCTGAAGCCGACTGCGACATGGATCGGCGAGTCTTCAACTTCCGAGAAGAAAAAAGTTCAGGCGAACTCCAATGTCACATTCGCTTACTATGGTCTGGAATGCAAGGTTTCCACGTCCCTTCTTGCAGATACTGTGTCTCTTGCCGGATTTGAGAACGTGATTACCGACCTGATCGTTGAGGCGATGATCAAAGCGGTGGAAATCGCCGTTATTGGCGGAGACGGCACCGGGAAAATGCTCGGTATCACTGCAGACTCCAGAGTCCCGGCGGCGCAGATCGTTACCTTGTCCTCCACAGATTTCGGTGCTTGGGATGCATGGAAGAAAAAGGTGTTCGCCAAAATGCCCTTGGCATATAAGGCGGGTGCGACCTTCCTTATGGCATCAGGTACCTTTGAGGGTTATATCGACGGTATGACGGATGCCAACGGCCAGCCTGTCGGCCGAGTCAACTATGGCATCACAGACGGGCCCCAGGAGCGCTTCGGCGGTAAGGAAGTCATTCAGGTCGAGGACGATATCATAGCACCGTACGACGATGCTGCGGCAGGCGCTGTCGTCGCCATCTACTGCAACCTCGGCAACTACGCCTTCAACAGCAATCTGCAGATGATGATGTTCCGCTATTTCGACCACGACACCAATGAGTGGATCGACAAAGCAATTCTCATTGCTGACGGAAAGCTCATCGATCCCAATGGCGTTGTCATCATAAAGAAGGGCGCCTGATCTTATAAGAAATAGTAATTTAGGGGAGCGGTAACGCTCCCCGGCTATTTAGGAGGGAAATCTATGTATCCGTACAATCATAAAAAGGGCCAGAAAATCCAGACCAACGCGCCCGGAATTTCTGTCGACCAAGCATTCGCCGCTCGCGTTCTCATACCAGCCGCAGCAGCCGTTGCTGCCGATACAGACGGCGTCCACGCTGCGCTTGACGGTACTGCGCACGCAGCGGTTACAACTGGGATAACGAATCCGGCAGTTCCCCGCAATATCACAGCGACGGCCGGAGGTACGGCCGGCAGTATCAAAGCGATTCAGGTCACCATCACGGGAACCAATTACGCCGGTGAGGTGATCACGGAAACACTTCCCGCCTTTACGGTTGACACCGCCGGAACAGTCGCGGGGTCGAAGGCGTTTAAGACGGTCACGCAGATCGACATTCCCGCACATGATGCCGCCAGCGCCACAACGGCCATAGGCTGGGGAGATATCTTCGGTCTGCCTTATCTGCTTGAAGCGGACGAGCAGGTCATTGTGAAACTGTTCAACAAATCAGCAGATACCGGCACGGTCGTCGCTGATGCCGATGAGTTGGAAAAGAACACTTTCGACCCGAACGGTACTCCGGACGGTCTGAAGGACATTGATCTCTATATCCTGGTTTAAGGCGGTGAAACAGCATGGCGCATATATTGACCGAAGCCGAAGCGCTCCAGGCACTGCATATGGAATCCGCCGACGAATGCCCAAATCTCGAAATGCTGCTTTCGGGCGTAGACGACGGATTAAAGACAGAAACAGGCCATGATTGGGCGAATGACAATGTTATAGACCCCACGGCAAAGCTTGCCGCCATGCTGTTACTTATAAGTCTGCACGACGGGACACCAGTACCGCCCTTTTACACACAGAAGGTGGTGCAACTCGACGGTAAGGTGAAAGCCGGTGTAGTATGAGGAAATATAAAACTTCGGACCTGAAGCACCGGATTTTCATTCAGAGGGATTCGGCGTTGGGAACGACGGACAGCAACGGGAACCCGGCGGCACCCGCATGGGAGTCCATCACCGAAAAGGTAATCTGGGCGGGTAAAAAAGGGCTTACCGGAACCACATTCTTTGCGGCTGCAGCTACGCATTCCGAGGATAATATTCTTTTTGTGGTGCGGTACAACGCCAAGACCAAAACGGTCACCACGGCCATGCGCATCGTCGAGGGCATCACCGTCACAGACGGCGCGGAGGCGTATGATCATATCTATGAAATCACGGCGCCGCCAGTCGATGTTGGTGACCGGCATGAATGGCTTGAAATTCACGCAAAAGAGGTCGAGATCAATGGGGGCTGATATGACGCTCAGCGGAACTGACGAGTTGATTGCATGGGCGGAAAGAACAGGTCAGCGGGTTAGGGATGCTGCAGGTCCGGCGCTTCTTGCCGGGGCAGAACCGATCCTTGAGGAACTGCAGCATACAACTGATTTTGTGGACAGGACGGGCAGACTCCGTAAAAGCATGAAAATCAGCAAGGTTAAAAACGCTAATATTGCCGGGAATACAACCATGAATTTTCAGGGCAATGTGCATGTTTGGGTCGGTGATGTTGACGCGGAGGCACAGTATGCCTGGCCGTTGGAGCGGGGCAGTTCCAGGGCAAAGGCTCACCCGTTTATGCGGCCTGCTTTCGAGCGAAGGAAAGACGAAGCATATCAGCGGATTCGGGTCAAGGTGAAGGAGGCGATCATCGGAGAATGAATCTTAGGGAATACATAAAGACGACGCTTACGCCTCTCAACATCTCGGGCGGCCATCACGTCTACACCGGAACCAAGACAACCTATTACACGTTCTTTCGTTACAACAAGCAGGGCGAAGTGTGGGCGGAAGATGAGGAGATCGTCACCGGCCACTATATCCAACTTGATATCTGGAGCAAGACGGACTGCACCGACGAAGCGGAAGCGGCTGAGGTGTTGATGAAAGCCGCAGGATTTAGCAGGATAGGCGGTCAAAGCCTGTACGAAAAAGACACCGGTATATATCACGAATCACTGGACTTCCTGTATGAGGAAGATGTAAGCACCTGACGGGTGCTATTTTTTATGAAACTGGGGGTAACTATAAATGCCTAAACCGACTATTATCACCGGCATTAAAAAAGTGTATTATGCGTTGCTGACAACAGATGACGTGGCATCTCTCATTTATGGGACGCCCGTTTATCTGAAAGGCATTCAGGAACTCGGCGTGAAGCCGAAAACGAACAAAGACCCGCTGTATGCGGAGGATATCCTTTATGACCAGACGGTGACCTTCGATTCCGCAGACGTGAGCATGCTTCTTGCGTCTCTCACAAGCGCCGAGAGAGCCGTGCTGCTCGGGCAGACAACGGCTGCTGCCGGCGGCGTGTATGCAAGACAGGAAGATGAGGCGCCCTATGTTGCGTTGCTGTATAAGGCGGCCATACGCGACGGGTACCGTTACGGTGTGTTCTACAAGGGTGCGTTCGCCCTGTTTGACGAGACGATGAGAACAAAAGAGGGAAAGACCGCATTCTCGGCTCCGTCTCTGGCGGCGACATTCCAGCCGACTATTTGGGAAGATGCCGATGGGAAACACATCTGGGAATATCACGTCGATACGACAGACCCGAACTGCCCTGCGGACATTGACAGTACATGGTTTGCGGCCGTCACCGTACCGACCGCAGATATAACACCTCCGACGGTAACGGTTGTTCCGGCTGATGCTGCTACCGGCGTTGCCAAGACCGCGAATATCGTCTGGACATTCAATGAAGCCATTGACCCGTCGAAGGTAACCGCAGCCAACTTCATACTGATGGAGAACGACGGGACAATCATTCCCGGAGCGCTTACGCTCGACGGCACCGGAAAGATTGTCACGCTCGACCCGACAGCAGCCCTGGACGGAACCACAGAATACATCGCAATCTGCACAACCAACGTCACCGACCTTGCCGGAAATCGTCTGGCGGCGGCGAGCGTTGCGAATTTTACAACCACGGCTTAGTAAAAGCACAGCAACAACGATTGAGGGCGGCAGAGATGCCGCCCTCATATTTAAGGGGTGCTTTATGGAAAACCTCATACCGACACTCAGGTTTATAAATGGGAAAACATATGTGGCTCCGAACCCAAAGGGCAGGATAGTCCGGAGGGCCATGGAACTGCTTGATAAATATAACGACGAAACGCTGACCGAGCGGGACGTTGACCTCCTGGTGCAGTATCTGGCTGACGTTTATGGCAATCGGTTTGATATAAACGACGCTTATGACGGCATCGAGAGTAACAAGGTAATCAATACAGTATTTGAGTGCATTCAGGCTGTTGTAAAGATGCTAATGGCGTCGGCCATGAACCGTCTAGCCAGTGGGGCGGAAAGCAGTGGACCATCGATCACATCGCTTGAGGCAATCAACAGCCTTTACCGAGAGATCATAAAAAAAGGCTGGTCGCTCTTCGACTTGGACGAATCGGATTTCTTTGCGCTTCTGGAACTGCTGGTTACGCCGGAAGAGAAGCACTATATGGACGAATTGTTTTAAAGGACGGTGACAACTCTTGCCGGATAAGAATGAAGTAATCAGAGGGATGGCCGTAGAGCTCGCCCTCAATGATAGCAATTTCAGCACGGGCATGAAAAACCTCAAACAGCAAATTACCGTCATTGACAATACATTCAAAGCGTCGGGCGCCGGTGTTAAGGACTGGGGTAATACGCTGGACGGCATACAGGCACACGCTATCGCTCTCGGTCAGAAAATAAGTATCCAGAAGCAAATCGTTCAGGCCTATAATGAGCAGCTTGATAAGACCAGGGCTATACAGGACAAAAATGCCCAGACCATGACAGCCCTGAAATCAAAACTCGACGCAGCAAAGGCGGCTTATGAACAAAGCGTTACATCGGTCGGGAAAAACGATGAAGCGACAAAGGCGCTGAAAGAAACCGTTGACGAGCTGACGCAGAAATACAAATCCGCTGAATCAGCTGTCGTGAAAAACGAATCGTCTATTCAAGGGTATACAATACAGGTCAGCAAAGCAACGGCAGAACTCAAGGAGATGGAAGCAAAACTCGCCCAGGTCAATAACGCACGGCTCGAACAACTTGCGGCGCAGCTTGACACTGTCGGATCAAAAATGGAGTCTGCCGGCGAGAAAATGATGGTGATTTCCGCTGCGGTTGTTGCCGGCGCCGCAGTTGCCTCCAAGGCGGCGATTGATTTTGAGACAGCCTTTACAGGCGTTGCGAAAACGGTTGACGCCACAGATGCGCAGTTGAAGGAAATGTCAAAAGACATTCGGCAAATGGCGCTTGATATCCCCGCAACGACGACTGAAATATCCGCTGTTGCCGAGGCTGCGGGGCAGTTGGGTATTAAGACCGCCAATATAACCGGCTTCACTAAGGTCATGATTGACTTGGGCGAAACCACCGATCTGACCGCGAACCAGGCTGCAACGGATCTCGCACAATTAGCAAATATCACTCAAATGTCAGCTGACAAGTACAGCAATCTCGGTTCTGCAATCGTGGCGCTGGGTAATGACGGTGCGTCGACAGAATCTCAGATTGTCAGCATGGCAAAAAACATCGCCGCCACTGGCGAATTGGTTGATCTGACTGAGCCTCAGATTCTGGCGCTTGCGTCGACATTATCGTCTTTGGGTATCGAGGCTGAAGCCGGAGGCACGTCCGTATCGAAGCTGCTGAAACAGTTCGAGGTACTGACGGAAACAGGCTCAGAAGACCTGACCGCCTTCGCGGAAGTCGCAGGACTGACAGCGGAGGAATTTACAAAAGCCTGGCGGAAAGACCCGCTGGAAGCTGTCATGGCCTTTATTACAGGGCTTGGTAAACTCGACAGCGCCGGTGGATCATCAGTCGCCACGCTGGAAGAACTCGGTATCAGCGAGGTACGTATGTCTAATGCGATCCTCGCAATGGCCGCTTCCGGCGATCTGCTGACAAGAAGCGTGCAGACCGCGAATACAGCTTGGGCTGAGAATTCCGCGCTCCAGGCCGAGGCGGAAAAACGGTATGCTACAACGGAAAGTCAACTCCAACTGGCGAAAAACACCATAAACGAAGTCGCAATTACCATGGGCACCGAATTTCTTCCAATGATCAACAACGCCGTGGAAGGTGTAAAGGACTTCGGTGAATGGGTGAGAAACCTCAGCGACGACCAGAGGGAAAATATTGTCAGGATTCTCGCAATCACAGCGGCGCTGGGCCCGATGGTGTTCATTACAGGGAAAGCGGTGGCCGCTGTAAAGGCCGTTACCTTAGCTGTCACGGCTTATCGTGCCGCAGCTGCAGCTGGCGCAACGGCGACAACTGCGCTGGGGGCCGCTATGAGCGCCACGCCTGTTGGTGCGATTGCGACAGCCATCGCTCTGCTCGGCAGCGTAATTATCGGGAGCTTGGTCGCTTCCGCTATATCCGGCAAGGACGCGGTCGATGAATTGGGCGACAGCCTGAAAGACTTAGAGGAAACCTATGCCGCTGCCGTGAAGTCCATCAACGAAACGGCTGATGCGGAGTTGGGAAATGTCTCGGCTGCGAAAGAACTCATTTCTACATTCAATGATCTCAACAGCAAGGTAAACAAGTCCGCAGCCGAACAGGAAGAGCTGGCGATATACGCCGGGAAGATTAACGATCTGCTGGGCGATCAGGTCTATGTACTCAATGAAACATCGGGAGCATATGAATCGGCGGTCGGTTCTGTCGATGATTACATAGCCGCTCTGGAGCGGCAAATCCTACAGCAACTTTATGCGGATCAATTGGCGGCGGAGCTTCAAAAGAAAATCGACGCGAAAGCACTGCTTGAATCGGCAGAAGCTGAGGCTAAAGTACTCGCCGATGATATTAAGAATCTAGAGGCACTCCGAGATGCTGCACCAGATCCAGAGATATGGCAAAGCTATGAAGATCAAGTTCTTCAAGCGCGTGATTCTCAGGACAAACTAAACGGCACGATAGAACAGGCAGAAACAGATATCGAAAATGCTGAGACCGCTATTGCCGGATATAAAGGGCAGATCAAAGAGACGACTGAGACCGTCGATGAGAATACCGACGCTGTTAACGGAAGTTCGGACGCCGCAAAGGACAATACTGAGGCCTTAAAGAAGCAGATGGATTCAGCAAAGGCGCTTTCGAAAGAGGTTGACGACCTCAATTCCGCTCTTGCAGAACAAGAGAAAAACGGTGAGCTTTCGACAGCGACAATTCTGGATCTAGTAGATGCCGGATATGCCGCTGTCCTTCAGATCAACAGCGAGACCGGCGCTGTGACAATCAACAGGGAAGCGTATATCGCCCTTGCACAGGCTAAGATCGACGAGCAGATTGCCGCAGCGCAGATCGATCGGAATGCTCTGGTCGCACAACTTGACGCCGAAAGAGCTTCGACAGAATATCTGGCCGCTGCCCAGTTTGGCTTAGCAGCCTCATATTGGGCAACGCTCGCAGCGATTGAAAAAGATGTCGCGGGTTATGATGCCACCATAGCGGCCCTTCAGGCAGCCCGGGCCAATGTAGGAAAGTACACGGCATCGGTATCCAGCGGAGCAGGCAGCGCGAAAACGGCTGCTGAGAAGGCGGCAAAAGCATTCAAGGACGCCGTGTCCGAAATCGATTATCAGCTTGAAATGGGCATTATCAGCGAAACAGAGTACTGGGAACAGTATGCAGCGCTGATGGGTGAATACTTGGAAGAAGGTTCCGAGGCTTGGAGGGACGCAAATGTCAGGCTCAATAAGCAGATGCGCGAATCCAATGAGGACGCATATAACAAACTGCAGGAAATTGCCGACCGGGCTTATGAAAACGGCGAAATCAGCCTTGAGGAATACCTGAAGGAATCAGCGCGGCTCCGTGATACATACCTCAAAGATAATGAGGAAGCCTGGACTGAATCAACCGAAACAACAATGGACCGGGTCAGGGAGATTCATGGAGAGAAGCTTCAGGGTATTGTTGACGATTATAATGATGCCAGAGACAAAATAGTTGATTCCCAAGCTGACCTCGCTTCAAAGTTAACCGGAATTTCCAACCTGACCGAGACCACAAAAGACGCCTCCGGGAATAGCGTAACGACGCTCTCAAATCTCGGTGACACGCTGGCCACCATCAAAGCATATTCCACAAAAATGGCTGAGCTAAAGGAAAAAGGCATATCTCCGAGCATGCTTGCCTATATTCTCAAAATGAACCCGGAGGACGCAATTGCAGCTGCTGATCTTCTGCTCGCATTGTCTGATTCACAGTGGTCGACGGAAATGTCGCAGTGGGAAGAGATTCAGACCTTATCAGCAGAAACTGCCGCATTGCTGTACTCAGACCAACTGACCGCGCTTGATGAAGCGCTGCTTGAAAATGTAACCGGCTTCACGGACGAACTGGCAGCGGCGGGGCTTGACCTTGGGACCAATACGATTGACGGTATAGTGAAGGGTATAAAAGACGGTACCATCGATGTCGTATCTGCAATGAGCAGTGTTATTAACGCGGCAATTGCAGCGGCGGAACGTGCGGCCGGCATTGCATCGCCTTCAAAGAAAGGTACGGCGATCGGCCTGAATATTGGTCAGTCGATCGGGACCGGAGCGGTTACATCAATTGACAAAAGTACTCCTGAGGTGCAGGAATCTGTCAGTTCAATGCTTTCAGCTGCGGCTGTTCAGGCCAAAGCGCTGCGCTTCGACGCTACGTCTGCGATATCTTCACTCACAAACCAGGTTGCTGGGAGCAATTCACAGCCCGCAGAGACGGCAGCTTCAGGGTCATATGTTGATTATTCGGCTATGGCTGATATAATCGCGGCTCGCGTCTCAACTGCAATTAGTGGAATGTCACCCGGGGTTGAAGGCGGAGATCTGACACTTGTATTACGCGGGAATGATACTGATATTGCTCGATGGCTGCTTCCCGCATTCCGGCAGGTTTCTGCGTCAACACCTGAAGTGGAGGCTGATTTTTAATGGTGCAATTGATTGTCAATGGAACGACATATCCCGAAGCGAAACACGGTAAATATAAATGCTATCCAACGGACCTCGGGGAGGACCTTCGAATGATATCCGGAAGAAACGTTACCGAGATTGGTGCTCGAATCATGGTCATCGAAAGTGCTTATGATTTTATACCCGATCCGCTTAAAACAACAATGTTAAACGACCTGCGTTCAAGAACAGAATTGGAAGTAGCGTACCTTCCGGATAACAGCAATGAAATGCAGTCCGGTACATTTAAGTGTGCCAAACTGTCACCGCCGACATATGCCTATTCAAAAAACGGCATCGCGTTCTGGCGCGGACTTGCGTTTACTCTGGAGGGGGTCGACGGTATTGAATAGTGCATCAGCTCTGGCAACTGCCGCAATGACTGCGAGTGTCCGTCGCTTAATGGCAAAAGCACTCATCGACCTTGTCGACCCAGATCTCGTTTATGGTACACCGACATCGAGCGGCCAGAGCGCATACAGCGTCATGTCTCAGCTGCACAACAAGGTCCTTTCAGGCAATGCAAAATATATGACCATGGAATGGAATCGGTGCATGCTTGACGGAACTTGGGAAGGGCTACCCGACAATCCTGTTGACCTTGCAGGTAAAATCGGTTATATCGGTAACTCACTTACCGCCGATGACTGTACATTTTCAGCAGGTGCGTGGGTACAACTGAATATTACTAACTGTAGCATTCTTCAAGCGGCTGCGGTGTCATTCACAGGTATAGCCGAAGACGGATATGGAGTTGATTTCACTTTTGAGGTTTACAGCGGGGCAACCGCTTACTATTCAAAAAGCGTCACAGGCAACACAGAACAAACAGTCTATTTCGAAGGCTTCACGGTTTACGATGTAACGGCGCTGCGCGTTACGTTTGCAAAGTGGAGCCTTCCGCGCAGGTTTCCCCGTTCGGTAGAAATCATTCCGGGCATATACGAAAACTGGCTAAATGATATCATTTATAACATCGACATCATGCAGCAAGCGGATTTTTCCTGTATGTCTCTGCCATACGGAACGGCCATTCTTGAAATCTGGAATAAAAACAAGCGATTCGACCGACGCAATAAGTCCGGTTTGTTCAAGAGCATCGAAGAGCGCCAGCCGATTCCTCTCTTTATGGGCCCTAAGCTTGCAGACGGTACTTCTGAATACTTGCCTGTCGGTGTGTACTATCAGCAGAATGGTGGCTGGGAGAAAGGGAACAGGGGCCTTACAATGAAGTTCAGATTGGTAGATATCATTGGTCTTCTTTCCGGCCGGAAGTTTAAGCCCCCGGCTGTCCTGCCGACAACTGTGGAAGGATGGATTGCCGAAATTGTATCACAGCTTGGGACAAACTTTGTTGGTCATTATTTAGTTGACAGCAGTATCGCATCGATTTCACTCACATGTGCAGCCGACAATGTATCAAATATCGTCTGTGACCAACTGCTTCGATTCGTATGTATGGCAGTCGGCGCTTATCCCTGTGCTGACTCTTCGACCGGATACCTTAAAGCAGGGCTTGTGCCTGCCGCCGGCGGTACGATAATAACCCTTGATAATATGTCGGATTATCCGAAAGAAAGCGCAAACGATGACGTAGCAACCGTCACCTTTGAGATTAATGACGGGAGTAATACACAGTATACTATAGGCGGTACGTCGACTGCAGCAAATAAGACATTGAGCATATCAAATTTCTTCATTAAAACAACGGCACAAGCCGATGTTGCCGCAAGGAATATACTGAAGTTCTTTGGCGGACAAAAATACGAAGCGAATGGGCGCGGTGATCTGCGTTCAGAAATTGGAGATATTGACGTCATTGAACTTGGTCTGGAAGATTCAGCGGGAGGCAGGCGGTATAAGCAGCAGTTCCGTCTTAATTCGAAAGGCGTAATGAAAGACGTTATATCCGGCCTCGTTCAGGCGACGGGTGAAACCCTTTATAGCAATGTGGTGGTAATCACCGAAAGCGGACCGGTCCAGATGCCGTCCGGAGCGACTGAAATCAAAATCATTCTTGGAGAAGGTGGTCACGGCGGCTATCCGGGTACAGGCGGCACATTTTTTACAAACGGGGAGCCTGGTCCGGGTGGACGCTCCGGCAGGATATTCACTGCAACGGTCAACATCAATTCCGGTGCCACACTTACGGTAGTCATCGGAACGGGTGGAACGGAAGGGCAGCCGGGTACTCATACGACGCTGAATTCCTGGACGTCGGCTGACGGCGAGATATACGACGGCTGGGTCGACATCGTGACAGGAAACGTTTACGGCCGTTTCGGTGCGCCTGGCGTCGCTCCGGCTTCGTCGGTTGTTAACGGTACCCCAGGCGCTGCAAATACCGGTAACGGCGGCGGAGGTGGCTCCGGAGGGCATAAGGCTATCTATACAACGGATAGAAACGGCATAATTACCAGCGTGATTCCGGAAGTGCCGGGCGGCGCGGGCGCCGTTGGCGGCTCCGGCTTCGCGATCATCTCTTACGACATCTGAGGAGGGTGCGGATTTGAGCATAATTGATACGCTTATCACAGACCGCGCCCAGGCCGATGTCGATGCCGTCAAGGCGCTGTTAAAAAAAAGCTGGGTGCAAATGACGCCGGCAGAGCGGACGGCATATCTGTCGGCGTCGAAGGGCACTTATAACTATACGGATTACAACCGTGTCGGGGAGGCTGTGCAGTATCTGGCCAATCTGCTGAATGGGTACGGCTATGCCGTTGCGGTCACGGCTCGAACGAATTGGAGCCTCGGGAATGAACCCAGCGCAACTGACCGGGCCGCATATCTGACTGATATGCAGACGCTGAAAAATGCCTTTTACGGTACGACTGATTTGCCGCCTGCGTGGGAGCACCTGACCATCGAAATTGCGAACAATGCGGAACTACTGCTGAAAGAAATAGATACCTACATTAACTGCATGGAACAGGGCTTCAGGAAGTGCGGTACATTCAAATCAGGCAAAGAGGTGATTTTACCATGAAAGACAGAGTAGTCCAGTTTCCGAACCGTTACCAACTCGTTTCGGTGGCCGGGACAAGCGATACGTTTGATTTAGTCCCGGCTCCAGGGATCGTAACAGAAGAAGGTACGGACATAAACAAGGCCGCACTGCTGAAGGATGCGACGGCGGTGAAGCTGGGCCTTAATCCAACTAATAACCCCACACCTGATGATGCGTTCAACGCTGCTGCTATTAAGGTAGGGCAAATAATTCAATCTGTTGGTTCTGCCCCTAGCGGGTATGCTCTTTGTAACGGCGCAGACTATGACATTGATGAATACCCAGAACTTGGAGCTGTTGATTTAAAAGGCTTTCATTGGCAATTCAATTCCGCGCAGGGCAATCCAACAACACCTGATTACGGTAATGGTAAGTATGTATACGCCTCTGGCGCTTTATTTTACTCAAATAACCTACTTGGGCCGTACTCCCAGGGAGCTACTTGGCCTAACAGCAATGTTGACTTTGTTAATGGGTATTTTGCTACTGCATATTTTACTGAATCAAACTTTTGGATATATTATACAACTAACCCAGCAGTAGCCCCTTCCAGGGTTTCTGTAACAGGGTATAACCCTAATTATTCAAGTCCAATTCACAGGATAGTTTGGACAGGAACCTACTATCTAATAGTTACTCAGGTTAGTAATGACGTACAGGTATGGAGGTCTACTTCAATTGATAGTGGTTGGGCACAAATCGGTCGATTACCAACACCAATGTATTACCCTTATGGACTTTCAATTGTTAATGGGTATGTGGTAGTTGTTGGGCAATCGTCAGACGGCTCTGGTTGCATAAGCTACTGTAATTCAGCGCTTGTAGCAACAATAGGAAATTGGGCTAGTGTTAACACAACTCCAGTAGGCACTGGCGGTAATTCTACTAATGGAATTATATATTACGATTCAACAGCAAATTTATGGATGATTCCGTGTCAAGATTCTAATACTAAATTACCTTATATCTACTACAGTTCTAACCTTGCTTCTGGTTGGACAGGTAAGGCGCTTGATTCGCCTCATTCTGATACAGGACAATTTCATTGTGTAAGACGTTTTGATTCAAAGATAATAGCAATCTATCGCAGTAATCTACAGGGCCAAGTGTTGTATCACGCATCTGCTGTCGGAGGAACATGGTCTAAGCTAAGTCTCGGACAGACAACTATTATTGGTACTTATCATGGAAAAAACGGTTTCTTAGACATAACGAATCCAGCCCTTCCAAAGCTTGTAATTCCGATTGGTCAAACTCCAAGCGGTGGATTTATTTCGGCTACACGAATTGAGGGTAGTGCAAAAACTTTACCTACAATTTCTCTTACGGGAGCTTACAGCTATATAAGAATGAGGTGAGTTATATGAGTCAATTTATTACCACTCCGCAATTGCCTCCAAAGGCCGGATATATCGAGGTTATCGACGGAAACGGCGAGCATGTTTATCAGAAGATAGAGACGGAGCAGGATCGGCAGATCGATACGGTTGAGTGGAACAGCACCCAGCAAATACAGGCACTTTCTGATCTTCTCGACTTCTACGAAGAATGCATTATAGAAATGGCGATGATAGTTTATGCGGAACCTTCTGAGTAAACTGTTACACAAAATACTTTATTGGTTAGGGGGTGAAGAAATGATGGCGCTACTTTTCGCACAGAGGGTAATCCTCGGTAAAAACACCTTTGCGCAGGTCCCTGCAACACTCAAAGAGGCGGTTTCCGACATTCTTGTCAGTGAATGCGGAATGCCCGAACTTGTTCCCGTTGCGTACGGCGGTACTCTTGTAGAAGAGTAATTTAACACCTGGCATTTGACGAAATCAAACATATAGCGGAACCGCCTCCGGGCGGTATTTTTATTGCTTGGGGGCGGAAGACTTGGGAACTATTGAAATGCTCCTAATGGGCGGGGCAGCGGTGGCAATTATAAAAATCTTTGACGGTATAATTCAATTCGCACTCGGACGCTGGGGTAAAAAGAAGGACAAAAAGACAGAGGCGGAGTGCGCTACGGAAAACTCTATCAATGTACTCAAATCCGCGATGAAGGTTATCATGCTGGATCGCATTCTATACCTCGGCCGTGCTTACATAAAGGCTGAAAAGGTCGATGCAGATGACCGCAGGCGGCTTTGCCAAATGCATGAGGTATATCACAAACTGGGAGGTAACGGTGACGCCGATCTTATTATGGCCGCCGTAAACAACCTGCAGTTGAAATAGGAGGAAACATGAAAGAACAATTTGCAAAATTAATCGATGCGTTCATCGCCCTGCTGAAGGTAAAAACGATTGTGACGCTCTTGATCGTGTACGCTGTTTTACGGCTCGCGTTCAGCGGTGTGATCACCGGGGTAGACATCATGCAACTCGCCATGATCATCATCGCTTTTTACTTTGGCCAGCAGTCGGAGAAAGGAAAAGGTGCTTAATGGTACACAGCTACAATGCTTACATAAACGCCGATCAAACGCTCAAAACACTTGACGGCCAAGAGTCTCATTTCAAGGTAAAAGAGTTCCAATGCCATGACGGCAGCGGGGCTCTGTTAATTGCTGATGAGCTGGTGGACCTGCTGGAGAAGATCAGGACGCATTTCGGGAAGCCGGTAACCGTTAACAGCGGGTATCGCAATCAAACGTATAACCGCAAGCAGGGCAGCTCTGACGGCTCGCAGCATTGCCAGGGCACAGCTGCCGACATCACGATCAAGGGTGTTTCACCGGCCGCAATTGCCGCCTATGCCGAAACGCTGATACCGAACAGCGGTGGGATCGGGTTGTATGCATATACCTCTGGGGGATTTACGCACGTTGATGTCCGTGTAAAACGCGCCAGATGGAAGCATGAATACAACGGCGGCCCGGAGATCCCGGTTTCGAAGTTTTAGGGGGAGTGAATATGCTTCCTCAAAATAAGGCGGTATTTGAGGCTCACGGTATTCCGCGCTGGTGGGACTATGGCATTGACGGTTCACTCGGTTTGACAATGAGCTTTGAGCTGTTCCCAATCACGCCGCGTATGAACGGAAAGGTTGAACGCTTGTTTGAAGACATATCACCATTTATAGAGACGTGGAATTTCTACCAGTGGCACGGGTATATTACCGCAATGACACATCTGGAAGTTGCGCCTGGGCGCAAAATCGTCTCGGTTCCGATGAGTCATAGCAAGGGTGCGGACGGCAAAATCGGCGGGTTTCTTGTGGACAGGCTGCTGCCGTGGATTCTTGAGGCAAAGCCGGATACGGCATACAGAAGTTTAGATGACCCCACAAAAGGGCTTGACAGCGTGTTTGGAAAGGTAACTGGCTTCTGTACGCTGTGCAACGCAGCCGGGAACAACAGCACCTCCGATTATGCCGATTTGATTCAAGACGCGGCGTGGCTCGGTATCGGGGCAACGCATTTTGATACGTTGGGCTATGTACCCGAGGACTATTCAAGTGTATCCGAGTATATAGACTTTACCGCAGACGGGTATCTGTATGCTACTGACCGAGATGGCAGCGTGGTCGGTAATCGTGGTACTTCCCTGGCAGCGCCGATGATCTCCGGCATGTGTGCACTTGTCAATCATTTCTTCATCAAGGCCATCGGGCGTTCGTTATCGCTTGGTGAAATGTACCGATTCGTGAAGGCGCACAGCAAGGACATTGGCGCTCCCGGCAAAGATACCAAAACTGGGTGGGGCGTGTTTATCCTGCCTGACCCGAAAACAATCAATCCTTATGATTGGGTGGACGATATGACAATAAAAATGAAAATCGGCAGTAACGTCATGACCGTTGACGGAAAGCCCATCGTGCTCGAACAGGCCCCGTTCATCGCACCGGATACGGGCAGAACGCTTGTGCCGTTACGCTCTACGATGGAGGCCTTTGGGTTCACCGTTGATTGGAACGACACGACAAGAGAGATTACAATAACAAAATGAGAGAAGCCGGGGCATCAGTTTATCGCTGATGCCCCGGCTTTTTTATTTTTTTAGTATTTAGGTGCCCTTACTCTCTTCCAGCCAAGGCGTTACTTTATAATTAAGTTTTTTTGAAAGTGTAAGATACTCACTTTTCATTTCGTCGTATAATGTACTAAAGGCGTTGTCTTTCATTGGAGCAACTTCAGTGTTATCGGCTTCGTTAGGGTAATTCATGCAGGTCGTTATCTTAATAAAGTTTAAAATTGATCCTTGAAGTGCTTCTGAGGCTAAATAATCTTTATCTGCAAGAAACTTAACTATTTTCACTTGATCTTCATGCTCCCATTCACTATATGGCGCGACATCTACCATATAGTGAAATGAATTCATTTGCATAAATGGTCTGTAAAGTCCAAAATATTTTTCTTTAAGTGAATCACGATATTTTTGATAATATTGCTGAGCAAAAGCAGAAAGAACACCTAACGCAAATGTTAGAAGAGTAATAATTCCTTGTATTAATATTTCTAACGCAGACATAGATAAGCCTCCTCAAATTTTGTGTAGATATATCTCATTGATATATCAGTCCTTGTTTCCGGCAATTAGTAATGCCTTAATGCGCATTATATCTACATTCGGCCTAAGCTTCCCGTTCATAACAAGTCTAAGATATTTCTGCGATTTTGTATGTAGCTCTCTGATAAGATTCTGGTCTCCAATTATATAGTGATTACCTTCAAAAGTGTGTGGTTTTTTGATGTATGTCTCTGTAACAGGAAACATATTTCCTATCAAAAATACTCGTTCACTTTTATATATATTGCCTTTGTGATAAAACAGACAATTACCTCTACCGTACTTCTCCTCGTCCCGCTGAATCTTTTTAGTATAGCTTTCGATTTGCGTACTCAATGGAATTAGCCATATGATATCATCTTTATCAACAATAGCACAATAATACGGTCTATTTTCCATTTTGTTATCACAAAGGTTTTTATCAGAAAACGTTTCAAAGTATTCATCGAGGGCATTATAAAGGCCATATTGAATTATTGACATTATTATCACCCACCAAAAGTAAAACCCCTCTTGCCAAAGAGGGGTTTTCTTGCGTTTCATGCCTGCAATTTATTAGTCGCACGCAGGCAGGCGACAATCACAAGCAAGCCGTAGATTTATTAGTCGCCAACGGCAAGCGATCAGCGAGCTCTAGGCTCAATACATATTATGTATCTTACGACTTGAGTATAAACGCTTTGTAGAAAATATTCTACGTTAAAATTATACAAAAATAGGTAACAATATGCAACACAACGCATTAAAACGCATCAAAAAGCGTTTAAAAGCGTTTAAATAGCGTTTAAAGCGTTTAAAACTACATACCACCAATAACTATTATTGCATGACAAAGCCACATAGAAGGCTGACTTCTGCGGCTTTTTTTGTTTATATCTTTGTCCCGTCTGGGAACTTAAATGTGATCTCCAGCTTTACACCCAAGGTCGACGCCATCATTTCAAGATCGTTTTCGGTAAAATTATCGCGGCTGAATTTATTGGACAGGTTCTGCCGGGACATTAGGAGCTTTTCCGCCAGTTCACCGACAGTCATGCCCTTACGTTTAAGGATTATCTTTATTTTCTCGCCTGCGCTTAAATACATATGTTCACATCCTTCCATGCCGAATATACATCAAAAAGTTTATCGCGTCAATAAAAATATTTCAATATAAATAAAAAAGTTTCATTTATATATTGACAAGTGAAACGAATTCGTGTATACTTAAATCATGGAAAGG